AGGGCGATCGTCCTCGGGTGCCGGCGGCGGCCGGTTTGCGACACGCAGCGGCCCTAAAATCAAGTTCGCACCATGACGCGACGCAGCAATGGCTTGCGCGCGGCGCGGGAGGTTCGTTTCACATGAAACCTTCGTCGCTGGCTAGCTGGTCCTCTGAATCTCGGCGCGACAAATGGGCGCTCGAGCGCGGCCTCAAGCTGTACGCTCGCAGCGCCCCTTGTATCTTCCGTCTCCTTGATCGCGTGCCGCCCGGTCATCGTCACCGCGGTGGATTGTGCTGGCCGCCCGGCTCCGACCACGCCAGCCTTTGGACCCACGCCGGAAAGCCCTCCTGCTTCATCTCGCAGCCCTACTCCCTCGACTCCCGCGTGCTCGACGAGATGTTGGATTTCGCCATGTCGTACCAGCTTCGCTTCGTCGTCTCGACGTGGCCGGCGTTTTACTATCCCGGTCACGTGCTCATGGTCGAATGGTTTAGGTACGAATGGAGGGAATCGTGAAGCACGCACTGCTCTCGCGATCGACCTACGTCTGGTTCGGCATCGTCGCGGCGTCCGCCGTCGCGTATGCCGTCCTGGCGTGGGTCCGCGTCATGGAGGTTCGATGATCGTTCCGCGCTCTGTCGCTTTCGATGAAGGCCCGTCGCCGCAGCCGATGCCGTGGGCCCAGCTCTACGTCGTCGGGCCCCGCACGACTCCCGAGCAGGCGCAGCTAATCCGCGCCGCTGGCTCGGAGCTCATCGTGAAGATTCAGCCCTGCCGCTGGCTCTTGCCGAGCGGCGAGCCCGAGATGCACTGGCAGTGGGACCGATCCATCTCGCTCATTCCGATTCTGCGCTGTCTCGACGGGACGCCGGCGTGCGTCGACGAGCCCGGCGAAGGCATGGCGGGCACCGTCGTCCTCGACTTCAGCGATCCGAACACGGCGCGGCAGATGGCGAAGCTGGCGAACGAGCTCTGCGCGTCGCTCGGCGCCATCGGCGTTATGCAGGACTACGGCTGTCTCAACGTCTCGGGGTTCGGCAATTGCCCGAAGGTCGATACGAACGTGTGGCCCTTCTGGTCTAACGGCTACTCCGCGTACCTCGCCGAGCTCATGAAGCAGAAGCGCCGCGTCTGGCGATGCTGCAACCACCAGTTCTCTCCGGGTGCCGCTCTGTGCGTTGAGTACATCCGGCTCTACGGAAGCCTCACCGGCTATCCGCCGAGCCCGATGCAGGCTCATAACCTTTGCGTCGCAAACCCCGGCACCATTCTTCTCGCGCAGTTCGACGACCCGTATCTCCGCGGGCTCATCGTAAACGCCGCGGTCTCGGCCGGAGGCTACGTCGACTATCGCCCGTACTTCTTCACCGGCGATCGCGTGAGTCGGCAGCCGGCGCCGGAGCTCGTGGCTCTCGCAGCGGCCGGCGCGTGAACGAGCTTTCGCGCCACGCTGAGATCCCGGTCTCGATCATCTCGGGCACCGTCAACATCAGCGCACGGACCGACGAAGGCATCAACATCGGGCTCCTCGTGCGTCGCGATCTCGCCGCGGCCGAAGCGCGGCGCGTTGACCGTCTCATCATGGCCGGTTCTCGGCTCCGGCCGCGAAAGGAGCAAGCAGTGGGCGATTATCGCTTCGTACTCGAGGGCATCGGCTCGCATGGGTGCAACCGCATGGGCGACTCCGGCTCCGTCGTCGCGCGGTGCGGCAACGGATTCTGTGTCGACTGCCGCATCGCCGACTTCGTGCGCTCGTTCCAGGCGGTGCCAGGCATGGGCCTGAAGACGGCCGTGCTCGAGCACTGGCCGGTTCCGGGCGCCGCGGGCACCACGCGGACCGACAATCCGGGCCCGATCGACGATCTCGTGACCGGGACCCGTCTCGGCTCGTTCGTAACGCAGCCGTACATCTCGCCGTCTCCTGCAGCGGTTCCGGGCGCGAGCCCCACGCCGCCGGCCGGGAAGACGATCGACCAATCCGGCGACGTCGGCGCTCGCAAATGGCCCGACGACGTCAGCGCCTGAAAAGCACGGAGGCTCAATGGGCACGGGAGGAAGAAGGCGCAAGGCCGCGGCTCGCAAGAAGGCCGAGGGCCGCGCGTCCTCGAGGATTCGCGCGAATCTGAAGACGGCTAAGACGGCCCGCTCGGCGCGCCGCGGGGGAACCGCTGCCGCGGCTCCCGCCGGCGTCGCGATGCCGCCTTTCATTGCGAACAAGATCGAGCTCTGGCCGCTCGCAAAGCTCCTGCCGCTCGAGCGTAACCCGCGCATTCACTCTGATGCGGAGGTGGACGAGCTGGTCCGCGTGATCATGACGGTGGGCTTCCTCGTGCCGTTGCTCGTGGATCTCAAAAGCCGGCGCATCCTGGCCGGGAACCGGCGGTTCGCGGCCGCGGTGAAGATCGGCATGGCGAAGGTGCCCGTCATCGTGGCCGACCATCTCTCGCCGGCGCTCCGGCAGGCGTGGATTGTCGCCGACAACGAGATCGCGCTGCACGCGACTTGGGACGAGACGATCCTGGCCGAGTACTTCCGCGCTATCGAGCGCGCGGGCCTCGATCCGACCTTGACGTGCTTCTCGACCGACGCCATCAGCGAAATCCTCGCGTCCGTCGGCCCGCACGCGGCCCTCGAGGAGGAGGAGGAGGTCCCGCCGCTGCCGGCGAAGGCCGTATCGAAGCGCGGCGACTTGTGGGCGCTCGGCAACCATCGCGTGTTCTGTGGCGATGCGACGGTGCCCGACGACGTCCTCCGGCTTGTCGGCGGCGCCACGATGGATTGCGTCTGGACCGATCCGCCCTACGGCGTGTCCTACAAGGGCGCTGCCGGCGAGATCCAGAACGACGATCTCCCCGAGCGCGAGCTCGCCGCGATGCTGGCGGCCGCGCTCGGCGCCGCCTACGCCGTCATGCACGAGGGCGCGCCCATCTACATGGCGCACGCCGACACCGGTGGGCACATCTTCCGGCGCGTCCTCATCGAGTCGGGGTTCAAGCTGGCGAGCTGTCTCATTTGGCGGAAGAACAGCCTTGTGCTCTCGCGCGGTGATTACCACTGGCAGCACGAGCCGATTCTGTACGGATGGAAGCCCGGAAGCGCGCACCGCTGGTATGGCGATCGCGACAAGACGTCGATTCTCGAATTCGACGACCCGCCGTTCGCCCAGGTTGCCGACGACCAGTGGCAGATCTCGCTCGGCGAGCGGACGCTCCTCGTGCGCGGGAAGGGCCTCACGGTGCAGGCGGTGCGCGGCAGCGTGCTCCTCGAGGAGAAGCCTTCCGTCAATCGCGAGCATCCGACCATGAAACCGACGCCGCTCGTGGCTCGCATGCTCGCCAACTCGACGCGGCCCGGGCACCGCGTGCTCGATATGTTCGCCGGCTCCGGCTCGACGCTCATCGCGTGCGAGTCGCGCATGCTCATCGGCTACATGCTGGAGCTCGAGCCACGCTACGTCGACGTCATCGTGCAGCGCTGGCAGAACCTCACCGGCGGGAAGGCGACGCTCGGCTCGGGGCGGACCTTCGACCAGATCGCGACCGGCCGTAAGCGGGGCGAGTAGCGCGTGGCAAAGAAGAAGCCGCGCGCTCCTCGAGCTCGGCAGATTCCCATCAAGGGCATCGGCGAATCGCGCCAGCTCGTGAGCGGCCGGCGGTTCGCCGAGCTCATGGGCGTCAGCGAGGCGGCGGTCCGGCGCGCGATCAAGGACGGGCGCCTAACGCCCGTGGCTCCTGGCCGCATCGATCCCGTGGCCGGCCGCCGCCAGTGGTTCGCCTCGACCGATCCGTCGAAGCCTCTTAACGCCGTCACCGGCAATCCGTCGCACCATCGCGATCCCGGCGCGCCCGAGACGCCGATGGGTCTCGACTTCCCGATGGGAACGAACGGCGTCGACGCCGAAACCCGCGGCGCGCTCCGGCAGTTCGCCCTCGCGCGCGCGACCCGCGAGGCGATCAAGGCCCGCATCGAGCAAAAGGAATTGCAGCGCCTCGAGGGGAAGCTCATCGACGTCGACAAGGTGCGCGCCACGGCTTTCGCTCAATTCCGCCGCGCTCGGGATCTCCTGCTCACGCTGCCCGACCGGGTTTCTAAGACGATCGCCGGCGTCAGCGACGAGGCCGAGGTGTTCAGCATCGTGCAGGAGGAATGCCGTCACATTTGCGCCGAGCTCGCGCGTCCCATCGTGCCCACGCCTGACCGCGAGGACGCCGCCTCGTGAGCGCGGACCCGGTCCTCGACGCGATCGCCCTCGCGTGGGCGCCCGATCCCATCCTCACGGTCAGCGAATGGGCCGACCAGCATCGCATGCTCTCCTCGAAATCGGCATCCGAGCCGGGCCCCTGGCGCACCTCTCGCGTGCCCTATCTCCGCGAGATCATGGACGCGCTCTCGAGCGGCTCGCCCGTGCGGAAAATCGTGTTCATGAAGGGCTCGCAGATCGGCGCGACCGAGTGCGGGAACAACTGGATCGGCTACGCGATGCAGCATTCGCCCGGGCCCATGATGTTGATCGAGCCGACGCTCGACACTTGCAAGAAGATCAGCCAGGAGCGAATCGCGCCCATGATCGCCGAGGCGCCGGCGCTGGCCGCGATCGTTTCCGAGCCGCGCTCCCGCACCTCGGGGAACACGCTCCTGCGGAAGGACTTTCCCGGCGGCGTGCTCTACATGGCCGGAGCCAATTCCGGCGCGGGCCTTCGTATGGTCCCTGTCGGAAAACTGTTCGCCGACGAAATCGACGAGTACCCGGGCGACGTGAACAACCAGGGCTCGCCGCTCGAGCTCGCCGTGCGCCGCACCAGTAACTTCCCGCGCCGGAAAATCTATTTCGCCTCGACGCCGACGGTGCGCGGGCTCTCGAACATCGAGAAGGAGTTTCGGCGCACCGACCAGCGCCGCTACTTCGTGCCCTGCCCGGAATGCGCGCACATGGACTACCTCACATGGGACGGCCGCGACTGGTTCGAGGCGTCCGCCGGCATCCACTTCCGCGTCGAATGGGAGACCGATCAGCCCGACACCGCCCGGCTTGTCTGCCCGGCTTGCGCGGCGCGCGTGCCCGAGTCGGCGAAGCGCGGCATGCTGGCGGCCGGCGCGTGGCGCTCGACCGTGGAATGCGACGAGCCCGGCTTGCGCGGCTACCATCTGTCCGGGCTCTACTCTCCCTGGCAGTCGTGGGGGGAGTCGGCGCGCCTGTTCATGCACGCGAAGGCGAACCCGGGCGACTTGAAGGTGTGGGTCAACACGACGCTCGGCGAAAGCTGGGAGGAGCGCGGAACCAGGGTCGACGCCGACGTGCTCATGGCGCGCCGGGAGCCGCCGCTCCTCAAGACCTATGGCGACGAGCAGGCCGAGGTGCCGGCCGGCGTGGGCATCCTCGTGGCATCGGTCGACGTCCAGGCCGATCGCCTCGAGGCGCTCGTGCTCGGCTATGGCGCCGGCGAGGAATGCTGGGTGATCGCGCATTCGCAATTTGCGGGCGACCCGGGCCGCGTCGACGCCTCTCCCGGCGAGCGCACCGTCTGGATGGATCTCGACCGCTTCCTCGTGGACCAGTTCCTGCACGAGAGCGGGCAGCGCGTCTCGATCGCGTGCGTTGTCATCGACGCCCGCTATCACACGAACGAGGTCTACCGGTTCTGCAGCGCTCGCTCTCACCGCCGGCTCACTTGGAAAGAGGGTCCGCCGGCGACGCAGCTTGTGTTCCCTGTCATGGGAACCAGCGTCGACGGCCGCGAGATCGTGCTCAAGCCATCCGTGAAGAACCGCTACGGCGTGAAGGTGTTTCCGCTCGGCACCGACGCGGCGAAGGACACGATCTATTCGCGGCTCCGCATCGCGGGCCCAGGCCCGGGTTTCTACCATCTCCCGCACTGGGTCGATAAGGAATTCGTGGACCAGCTCACCGCCGAAAAGGCGATTCGGAAATGGATTCCCCGCAAGGGCTGGACGCGCGTCTGGGAGAAGGTGCGCGATCGTAACGAGGTGCTCGACCTTGCGGTGTACGGTCTCGCCTCTCTCGGCATCATGGGTTCGGGCCTCGTGCGCTCCCTGGCCGAGCGCGCGGCGAAATGGGCGGCGCCGGCGTCCTCGCCGGCGGCCGGCGCGCCGGAGTCTCCGCAGGCCGCGGCCGCGCTCGAGGGCGAGGGCGTGGCTCCGTCCGGTCCGCCCAGGCGCCCGCGTAAGGGCTGGCTCGACTCGTGGCGCTAGCGCCCGACGCCGGAGGCTTCCAACCCGCTCTCTACGGTGAAGGCCCCGTCGCCGTGCGCGTGGCGCTGTCCGCCTGTTTCGCCGATCCCGCGTGGGACCCGACCGCGCCGCCGCTCGAGGCCGCCTTCCCCATCCTCGCGAAGCTGGGGCTCCTCGGGCCGCCGCCTTCCCGCAACTAGGCCCCAAACCGGGCCTTACGGGGCCCAAAAGAAAGTTTGAGAAACCGCTTGACCGGTCAAGCGTTCTATCCGATACTCTCTTTGTCGGGCACGGGGCCCGGCAAAACGACTCGGAGGCTTCAGATGGTCCTCGCCGGAAACGACGCCCGCATCCTCGCCCGCGCTCGCGCGGAATTCGATGCTGCCCAGCAGGGTCTCTCTCGCGTCATGGGCGACAAGCTCATGGCCGATCGCTTCGGCGGCGTCGCTGCCGCGAACGAGGCCAGCGAGCTCCTCGAGCTGGTCGACGAAACGCACGCGGTGTTTCAGCTCATGCTCGCCGCTGCCCAGCGCATCGAGGCGCTCGAAAACAAGTACGAGCTGCCGAACAACAAGCTGACGGTGACCGATCGCGTCACCGGTCTCGCCCAGGGCGACGTCGCCGTCGACTGGCAGATCACGGATGGCCGGATCGACTTTCTCCCGGCGCAGTGCGCCGGCTGCTCCAACAAGCTCGCCGCCGCCATCGTGCCCTACTGCTCCTCGTGTTGCCGCGAGGGCGTTCCCGCCGGCGCCGTCGTCGCCAAGAGGAGCCGCTAATGCCTCTGCGCGGAAACGACTCGCCGGCCCGTCATTCGCAGCCGCACGATCCGTCGAACCATTGCGATGCTTCCTGTTCCGCTTTCGTCTCGCGCGGCTGGCTCGTGCTGGACGCTCGCTCGCCGGCGTCGCCGGTTGTCGTTCATGCCGACTTTGAGGCGGTAGCTCGCCGCTGCGCCGAGTACTACGGCGCCGGCTCCTACGTCACCCACGGCGGCGCGCTCCTCGTGAAGGCGCCTCTCCTGCTCCAGGCGCTGAAGGTGGTAATCGACCATCTCCCCGCGTGCGACGGCCACGAATTCGGCCCGTGCGCGCGGTGTGTTGCCCAGGCCGCGATCGATTCGGTCTCGCCGCTCGAGCGCCTCTGCCCAGATTGCGGCGCGACTGCCATCGCCGCCGAGGCGCCGCGTTGTGTCGCCTGCAACGACTCGCTGTTCGCGGCGCGCCTCGCGCGCGCGCGCGATCTCGGGAGGGCCTAATGGCAAGCGTGATCCTGGCCGTCCGCCTGAATCGTTACGCCGCCGGGCGCTGGACCGTTCGCGTCCTGTTCGCCAATGGCTCCTCGCGCGAATCGCAGCTCGTTACCTACCAGCAGGCGGCATGGATGCGTCGCCGCCTGCTCCTCGGGAGGGCCTAAATGAATCCCGTCCACATCCTCCGCGCCGTTGCCGAGACCGACTTCCGTCCGTTCACTGATTCGGACTATCAGACCTTCGGCAACGTCTCTCCGGCCTCGCGCCCGCTGATCGGCGAATGGGGCGAGCACATGATCATCATCTCGGGCGTCGAGGTTCGCATGGTGTTCTGTCCCGACTTGTCGGCGCCCGAGGAAATCGGGCCGTGCATTCTCGGCTGGGCCCCAGGCGTCGACGTTCAGAATCCCTACCGCCGGCAGGTGGGCGAGCCCGGCTGCGTCCACGGGGCTCCGGGCGGCCTGACCGGCGGTGCGCGATGACGCGCCAGTTCCGCGGCCTGCGCCGCCCGGCGAAGCCCCACAACGTGAACGCCGGCTACGTTTGCGAGCGCAAGGTGCGCCACGCCGTGGGCGGGCACGTTGTCGTCTACGATCGGATGCGCGGCTTCGAATGCGACGCCGACCATCGCTGGATTGTCATGCACGAGCCTTCGTCGCTGCACCTCTCGTTCGTCTCGCGCGCCGCCGCTATCGAATTCATGAAGGAGGCCGCCGCCGAGTACGCCGGCGGCGTCGAAATCTTCCCGCAGCCCGGGACGGAGGCCGCGGCTCGCGCCGAGCGCACCGCTCGTGGCATCGCGGCTCTCAACCAGAAGCGTATGGACGCGGGGCACTGCCGCCACTGCGATGGTCCGGTTCCCTGCCCGTCCGCCTTCGGCGATATCGAAATCGGGAGGTCACGATGAATTGGTACCGTCCGACCTATGTCGTCGACGTCATGGTGCGCGGCCGCTGGTCTCTGTCCTTCCGCTCGCCGGCGCGCGCCGAGGCCGCGGCTCGCTTCGCGGTCGAAAAGCAGCGCCTCGAGGTCGCCGGGCTCCTGCTCTGGCTCGACCGGCCCGGGCAGCCCTCGCAGCTCCTGCTCTCGTGGTATCCCGAGCCCGGCCGGCGCCGCTGGTTCTCCGGCCGGCCCGGGGAGCCGACGCCGGCCCTACGGGGCTTCGAGCGCCGGGTCCTTCTCCTATCCCGCCCGGAGGCCCGCTCGGGTCTCAGGCGGGCCCTGGCGGGCCTACGATGGCTCGTGGGCGACGTCCGCCGCGCATGGAAAGGAGGGGTCCGCCTCCGGGGCGGACGTGCGGGCTGGTAATCCCCGTTATCCGGCCGGCCGGGGCCTCGGGGCTTGCGCTCCGGGGCCCTCTCTCTTTGCCCAAAAGAAACCGCTTGACCGGTCAAGCGTTCTATCGTACATTCCTTGTGTCGGGCACGGGGCCCGGCAAAAGCAGGAGGCTCCAAATGGTTCGTCGCTCGAACGCCTCGCTCATCCGCTTCGCGAACGATCACGACGCCCGCTTCGTGGCGAACGTGATCATCTGTCACCACTCCAATGCGAACCGCAAGCTCCGCGGCCTCTGCAATCTTCTCGAGCTCGGCGTCTCCGTCTCGCTGCGCTCCTCCATCGATGATCTCGTGATCGATGGCGACACGGCGGCGTGGCAGACGCTCGAAACGGCCGCCGCGATGCCGTTCGCTCAAATGCTGGGGCGCATCGCCGCCGCCCGCTCCGCGTCCGCCCAGCCAGGAGGCGTCTCGTGAGCGCCGCCCGCATCAAGGCGACGGGCGCTTGGATTGTGTTCCCGACCATGCGCGCAGCCCGGGCTTTCGCTGTCGGCTATTGCGTCCCTCGCGTCATCGTCCGTCTCAGGCGCGGCCGGTTCGCCATCGTCTCGCCGGCGACGGCCGGCCGCCGCGGCCTTCGGGTGCTCGCCTCGTTCGGGGGGAAATCATGACCTACCGTCAAGTCGGCGGAATCCCGTTCCGCTGGTCCGATGCTCCCGGCGCCTGTTTGTGGTGCGGCGATCCCGTGCTCGTGTACGGGAAGCGCTGGCTCATGGGCCGGTTCTGCACGCTGAAATGCGCGGCCTCGTTCGGCGTGTTCCATGCGAACGCCGGCTACCGAATCGAACGCGAGAATGAAACCCACAAGGAGGCAATGTGAACCGCTCGACGATCCACCACGGCACCACGAAGGACTGCCCGACGCCCTCTCCGAGCGGCGCCTGCCCTGGACACGACGCGACTCCTCTCTCAGCCCGTCTCGCCGCCCTGACCGAGGCGGTGGTCGACGCCGCGCGCGCCGTGGCTTGCGCCGGCGCCGGCCGCGTCAGCGCCGCTCAGTGGGTAGCGCTGTCCGCGGCGCTCGCCGCGCTCGATGCCACGATGCCGTGCGCGCATCCTCTCGACGCCCGGCAATCGCGCGGGTACGCGCCCGGTCAATTGTGCGGGCTCTGCGGGCTCTATCTTCGGGGCGCGGGCTCCTCGAGCGCCTCGTGAAGCCGGCCTCCGTCGTGACGCGATCGCTCGTGCTCGCGAAGGACCGCGATCGCTCGGGGAAGCCCTTTCAGTGGGCCTGCAAATGCGGGAAGCCGGCGCCGTTCGTCTACCGGTGGACCCAGCGGTGGGCCTCGGGTGCGACCGTCCGCCGCTTCCGCGACGTCTGCCCGGGCTGCGCCGGCGTGCTCGCCGAGCTGCACGGCCTCGAGGTCCCGGCGGTGCCGTCGTGAAGGCCCTTGACCGGTCAAGCGGCCTCGGGCATCCTCTCTCCCCGGAAAGGGGGAGGACGATGACCGGCCGTTCGGAACGCCACACGGGCCTCGAGCGCGCAATGCTCACCCTGGCTCTGCTCCTCGCTGCGCTCGCCGCGACGCCCTGGCTTCTCGGCCTCGTGCGCTCGCTCCTGAATCGGCTTTTCGTCTCTCTCGGAGGGTAACGTGCCCGACACGACGGTCAGCGATGCCGCTCGGCTCATGGGCCGCCGCGGTGGTCTCAAGGGCGGGCGCGCGCGCGCGGACAAGCTCTCGCCGCGCCGGCGCTCGGCGATCGCCCGGCTCGGCGCCGAAAAGGTGAACGCGGCCCTGGCCGAGCTCGAGCCCGAGGCGCGCGCCAGCATCATCATGCGGAAGCGCACCTACAGCTCCTACCTCGACGGCCGCCGCTGGTCCGGGCGCGATATCAACCCGTACAAGGCCCGCGGCTTCCAGGCCGCGCTCCGTCTCGCGTGGCTCATCGGTGACCGCGAGGTAGCCGCCGGCGCCTCGCATCCTGTCACGTTCACGCGCTGGCTCTGGCCGCTCACTCCTCGTGATCGCCGGCGCCGCTTCCTCGAGGAGGACAAGTGACCGACGATAACGAGCCCGTCACGCTCGAGCATTCGATCCTCGTGCGCTGTCTCGGCGTCGCGGCTCGCGCCTCGAAACACCCGGCGCGCCTCGAGCGCATCTTCTCCGTCGTGCTCTCGGAGGTCGACGAGAAGGCCGAGGGGCTCGTGGGTCAGGCGACGCTGCGCGACGTCCCGCACGAGATCGCGAAGCGCCTGTCCGAGGGGCTGTCCCGCAATCTCAAGTACCGGCTTTCCTTCTCGCTCGAGGCGCTGCCCGATCCGCAGCAGGATCTGTTCCGCTCCTCGACGCGCACCGATCTCCCGGTCGACTTCGAAGGCAAGAAGGCCAGCTCGATCGAGACCGTCACGATCTCAAGCCCGGGTCTCGGCTCCGTCACCACGACGCCGGCGGGCCTCGAGCGCGCGGCGCAGGCGGTGCGACGCCGGCGGAAGGAGATCGAGCAGTGACCCCCGGCGACGGCTACCGCGATGCCGGCCGGCTGGCCGAGCGCACGGGCAAGCTACCGGCCGCGAACCCGCACGATCCTCTCAGCGATGCCGGCCGGGCATGGGACGAGGGTTTCCTCTCATCGCGTCTGCGCTCCGCAGATCCCACTGTTCTCCGGCGCGCGATGAACGCGCTACGGTACTTCCCGCTCGACCGAATCCTGGCCGAGCACGCCACAAAGGAGGGCTCATGAAGAAGCTGGTTCCCATCCTGCCCTTCGATCCCGCGCTCGCCGCGGCTCAGGAGAATGGCGCGGCCGCGGCTCGCGCCGGCGCCGGGCTGGACGCGAATCCCTACCCCGTGCTCGCCGACGAATGGTGGGCCTGGGAGCGCGGCTTCGTCCGCCAGCGCATCGCCGGGATCTCCAATGACGCCCAGCGTTCAGCGTAGGGGCGCGGGCTGGCGGGCCCTTGCGGCGAGTGTCTTGGCGCTCGCTCTCGGCGCTTGCGGCGGCCGAAGCACGGTACTGTCGGCTCCGCGCCCTCTGTACCTCCGGCCCTCTCCCGACGTCGCGGTCGATACGATCAGCGGCCGCTACTCCGGCTACGCCGCGTCGTCGCTCGCCTGGATTGGAAACGACAGCTTGTGGTTCGAGCAGGATCTCCTCGTGTTCTACAAACCGATGCCGCGCGGCCAATGGATCGGCTATTCGGCCTACGGCTCGTTCGTGGGCGCGCTAACGGACACGGCGCTTGCGCTTGTGTTCTCGCTCGGGGAGAGCGGCGCGCCCTTTCCCGACTCGCTCGGCGTCATATCGGGCGGCGCAACATGGAGGCGCGTGGGCGATTCCCTGTACGTCGAGCCGCGGCTTTCGATCGCCGGCGGCTCCTGGCCGGCGCAGACCGCGCTCTCCTTCGCGGCGCTCGAGCGTGAGCGGTGAAGCGCGAGAACAACAAGGCCCGAATCCTGGCATGGCTGTCCGACGGGCGCCGGCATCACATGAGCGAGCTCCTCGAGGTGGGCGGCTACCGCTACAGCGCCCGGATCTACGAATTGCGGAAAGAGGGATTCGACATCGAGACGCTGCAGGTGGGAGACGACGAATTCGCGTACCGGCTTCGCGCCGGTCAAGGGGAGCTCGCGCTATGAAACGGAGGCCGGCTATGGGCAGGCAGAAGCAGCAGGACCGCGCGTATCGGAAGGCGGCCGCGACGTTCAAGGCAGCCGAGGCGCTGAGGATGAAGCCGGCGACGCTGCAGTCGCGCGTGACCGCTCTCGAGGCCGAGCTCGTGGCGACACGCCGACTGGCCGGCGACGCATTCGCTCGAATCCAGAAGCTCGAGCTCTCGCCGCTGAAGGAGGTCATGGCCGATCCGCTCGAGGAGGTGCGCCGCGGGCTGCGCGCTCTCAGAAACAAGAACGTCGCCGTGCTCCTCGGGCCGCATACGATCTCCGTCGTACCTTCCGCCGGGATCTCTCCGGCAGTGGCTCTGCCCACCGAACCGTTCTCGGCAAACTACGACGATCGCCAAGCCGCGTCCGCGGTGCGCGAGGCGATCTCGATGCTTGCGCGTCTCAGCCAGTAGGTGAAGCACCGCTGTCCGCGCTGCGGCGCCGAATGCACCGGGGCCCAGCTCGTGCTCGGGCCTCGACGCTGGGTCCGCCCGCTTGCAGCGCCCGACCGCGGTGCATGGTGCGCGGTGCTCTCATGTCTCTCACTCGCCCTCTGGCAAGCTGTCACAGAATGGGCCGGGCATCCTGGCATCGTGAGTCGATACGATCGCTGCACCGACCACGCGCTCGCCTTCGCTCTGCGCTGGCGTCTCGACGTGTACGGGCTCACGAGTGATCGCCCTTCGGGGCCGGAGGCGCCACGGACGGCGCGAAAGGGAACCGCTCTCATGAACCTCATCGAGTTCAACGGCGACACCGAAATCATCCACTCCGAGCATCCGAGCGAGCAGGCGCTGAAGCTCGAGGTGACCGGCGTGGCGACCATTCAGAGCCCGGACGATCCGAACGCGACCATGAAGGTGCCGGCGTCTCTCACGATCGAATACCCAGGCGACGGCACGACCGCGCCGCCGCGCCCGATCGGAACCGCGGGCGACGTTGTCACGCAGCCGAACAGCCACTACCGCCTCGAGCGAAAGGACGAGACGGCGCCGGCGCTCCTCGACGACTTCAGCGGGCTGCTCTCGGCGCACTACGACGCTGCGAAGAATCAGGACAACTACGAAGGCGGCGGCCGCGACAACGATCGCGCGTATGCGATCTCGAGCACGCGGAACGGCCGGACGGTCTCGCTCCGTCTGTTCTACGCGACGACGGCCGGCGTGCGCGGCGATAACAACGTGATGGCCGCGCTGCGAAACTCCGGCTAGCTCGGCGCTGGAATCTGTCGGCCGCTTCCTGTAGGCTCTGTTCTCGCCCAACGGACGGGGCGATCCTGGCTTCCCGGCTCGGCTTGTGGTCCCGGGCCTGCCGGGCTCTCCCAGGAAAAGAGCGAAGGAGCGGCAAGGGCCCCGAGGTTCGCCTCGGGGCCCTCTCTTTTTCGGTTCCCGGGCTTCCACACAGCCCCGTGCTGGGGCGATCGCCGGGTCCCGCGGCTCTCGGGTCTAGGTCAGGAAGCGCCGGGCCGGCGCGTGGGCGAGGCCGTTCTGGCTCGGGTTGTCTCCGGCGGCCGTGCTTCCATCGCCTCCGGGCCCCGTCGCATCGCCCGGGTCCGGCTGGGTGCTGCGCGGCGGCGACCAGAGAACGACGCCCTTCTCTTTCGCGATCGCCTGCTCCTCGGAAAGCTCCTCGATCACTTCGGGGAAGGCCACGCCCTGTTCGGCGAGCGCCCGGGTCCTCGAGGTCATGCCCTGGCCGATCGCCGTGGCCGCGGCCTCGACGTCCTTCAGCGGGTCGACCCACGGCCAGCCGCGCGGCATGAATCCGACCGCGGTGTACAGGCGAAAGTCGCGGCTCTCGAGCGCCAGGGTTCCGCGCAGCAGCGCCATGCCCAACCACTCCCGGTAAACCGGCCGGACGATTTCGCCAATCCAGAATGTCTGCAGCAGCTTCCACCAGTCGCGCTCATTCAGGAGCCCGGCGCGGATGCTCGAGAAGTTCACGCCCTCGAGGTCGTTCGCGAGCGAGTTATAGCTAACGTCGATGCCGCTGGCGACTTCGCGCAGGGCGGCTTTCACGAACGAGGGAAACGCGGTGCTCGGATGCTGCGGGTCCCACTGCTCGAAACCCCAGCCCGGGCTCAGGGCTTCCGCGGTGCCGGGGTTCGCGTCCATCATCGCCGGCGCCGAGCCTGCCGCCATCTCTCCGACGACCGCGCCGTCCTTCGTGGTGAAGAACCCCATCTTGCTCGCCGCGATGCGCGCCGCGACCAGCTCGCTCTCGATGTAGCCGCCGAGCATCTTGTGCGGAAACATGATCGGCGCCAGCCACGAGACGCCGCGCGTCTGGTTCGGCCGCTCGCTCATGTAGACGTGCAGGATCTGGTCCGCCGGCACGCGCTCGCGCCGGACCGGCACGATGTAGGGCAGCCGCTGTTCCTTCCAAACGTGATAGGCCGTCGGCGCTCCGAAATCGTCCACCTCGACGCCCAGGCGCACCTCGAGGGACGCGGCGCGCTGCACGTTGTAGTTCTCGTCGACGTAGTCGGCATCGATGATCTGCAGCGCGAGCCCGTGGGCGTTCATGGCGGCGTCGCGGTAGATGCGGACGAACAGCTCGCCGTCGCGCACCAGCGTTTTCAGCGCGAGGTGTTGGAAGGAGAGCCAAGTGTGGCGCTTGTCGACGGTGACGCGGCCTTCCGCCCAATCCGTCCAGGCGTCCCGGATGCGCTGGTTCGTGACGGTGTCGAGCGTGGTCCCGGTCCGAACCTTCGGCTGTACTCCGATGCCGTCCGGGCCGACCACGTTCGCCGCGACCATGTTTCCGAAATGGTGGATGGTTCCGCTGTTCCGCGACAGATCCCGCGCCCGGTTTCGCAGCTTGCGAAGGTCCCAGATGATCTCCTGGTCCGCCGGCAGCGTGCTCGTGCCCCAATCCATCGTGAGGCGGCTGCTCTCGGCGCCCTTCCAAACGCCGGCGCCGATTTGCGCGACGATATCGCGATAGCGCCGGAGCTGCTCGGCCCTCGTGGCGATCCGCTGCAGCTCCCTGTCGGAAACCGCCGCCGCGATGGCGGTCCGCTCGACGGCGCGCAGCCGGCCGGCGATCGCTTCGCCTGGCTCTCGGCCGCGCAGGGTATTCATGGCGATGCGGGCACGCTCGCGTAGAGGCTTCATAGTTCGTGGGCCGTCCCTGTGAATCGGAACCGTATCGGCGTGGCGATGAGGCCCGTGCGCTGGGCGCGAATCGTCGCGAGGAGCGAATTGCGTAGCGCCATCAGCTTCTCGAGGTCCTGCTTCGTCGCGGCCCTCGAGCCGATCTGATAGCTCGTGATCCCGCTCTTGAGAAGCTGGTCGATCGCCTTCTCCACCTCGACCAGTTCCTTCTCCTCCCAGGTCTGCAGGGACCCGGGCGCGGCCGTGGCGAGGTTCGCCGTCACGACGACGGTTCCGCTGGCGGCGTCGTAGCTATCGCTCGCCTTCGTGACCCGCTCGATCCACCGGTATTGACCGGCCGGAAGGAGCGCCGTCTGCACGGCGGTGAGCACGACGTCCCATCCGGTTCCGTTCGGCGTGCCCACGAAACTGGCGGCGCCGGCGCCGGCGAGGTACAGCGTCAGGGCCCATCCGTCGGCCGCGCTGAAGCCGGGAAGCGTGCGCGTGTACTTGACGGTGGTTCCGGCGCTGAAGCTGTCTGGGAGCAGCAGGAGGGTGTCTGGCATGGCGCGGGTATCGTCGCGCGTGGAGACGCGCTCCCGCCATTCGCTTTTGTCTCCACTCGCTCGGTGCCCTCGAGCGCGCAATCCTTCGGGCCTGGACTTCTCTCCCCGGAGGCAACGATGCCAGCGGTCGATAACTTCTCGGGTTCCTACGCAGCGGGCCGCGCCACGCTCCACGGCCCGCTCACGAATATCGTGACGGTAACTCCCCACGACACCAACGAGCTCGCCTTCGTGACGCGCGCGCTCTACATCGGCGGCGCCGGGAATGTCCGGCTCGTGACGCCCGAGGGCGACGACGTGACCCTGACCGCTCTCGCCGTCGGCGTCTGGCATCCGATCCGCTGCAAGATCGTCAAGGTGAGCACCACGACCGCGACGCTCATCCTGGCCGGCCAGTAGGAACATGACGCCGATGCTCGGTCCGGCCATCAGCCCGGACGTCATTCTCCCGACTGGCGGCGCCGCGGGCCCTCCCGATCAGACCATCATCGCCTCGGGGTTCGGCAGCGCGCTGAACGCGAACCAGCTCCTCGTGAACGTGACGGTGCCGGCGGGAAGCACGAACGTCGTCGTCGTCGCGAAATGCCTCATGGAGGACGGCAGCGGTACGGCGAGCATCGATAACGCCACGGCGAACGGCGCCAACATGAGCGTGCAGGCGTCCGCCTTCGGCACGAAGACGATGGCCGTGATATTCACGAAGCTCTCGCCGGCCTCGGGCTCCCTGGATATCGAGATGACGTCCGACTTCAACGCGCATCTCTATCTCATCGTCGAGGTGTGGGCGAACGTCGCCTCATTCGGGACCGGAGCCGCCGCCTCGGGAACGAGCACCACGGCCTCGGCCACGGTGGCCGCGAGCCAGCCAGCGAGCACGATGTACATCGAGGCCACGACCGCCGACGGCGGCGCCAGCCCCGTCAGCCTCACGCCGGGCGCCGGCCAGAGCGCGAGCGGACACCGCAACGCGCAGTACGGAACCAGCCCGAACATCGCCCAGGCATCCTGCTCCCAGAAGGTCTCTAGCGGCACCAATGTCGCCATGAGCGAGACCGTCCAGGGAACCCGCGAATGGAGCATCGCCGTATTGCCGATGCGCCATGTTTAGGTTTCGCCTCAGTCTCCAATTGTCGCGGCCTCTCCTCGCGCTGATTCTTGGGGTCGCATAACAGGTTCTCCCTTTCGACGGAGGCGTCCCTCATGTCGGCTCTGCTCCAATACGCGAACACCGGCAAGATCACCGCGAACGACTACGATCTCGATTCCGACGAGGCGGGCAAGCCTTCCTGGGACGGAGCCAAGGTCGGCGTCCTGTTCTCCGCGGAGCCCACGCAGTACGGCCTGACGAAGGTCCGCCGCATCTACTGGCGCTCGTGGACCGAGAGCTCGCATGTGTGGGGCTCGGCGGTCGACGTCTCCGGCGCCGATGCCGCCGGCCACGGCTGGGGTTCGCCCGACCACGTCCGCATGGGCGATGGAAAGCTCATCGCCGCCTACGACCGTGACGCGCTCGGCGGGTCCGGCTCCGGGTTCTACGGCTTCATGATCAAGGAGTCGGCCGACAGCGGCGTGACGTGGGCGAATCCCTACAGCGGCGCCGGCTTGTTCGATACCGACAAGCTCATCGGCATCATCACGGACAGCAACGACCAGTCGATCTGCTACGCCTTCACGCAGGGCCCGGTCAACATCGGCGGGAAGATCACGGTTCACATTCGCACCGGCGTCGCAACGTGGAGCCCGTTCCTCGTCTGGCAAAACAACGGCATCCTGACCGAGGGCTGGAATTTCAACTACTTCCCGTTCCAGGCCGCGGTCGCGAAGAACGGCCGCGTCATCCTGTTCGGGAACCGCATCATCGGCAACAAGTCGAGCCGGCTCGGCTGTCTCTACAACGTCAACGTTCAGAGCTACAACTCGTGGCAGGAAGGGCAGGCGCTCATCGACGCGCCGGGCACCGACGTGTTCCGAATCCCGATGGCCGTCGTGGGCAGCGACAACCACGTCCGCGTGGTCTACACGCACGACGTCATCAACACCTACGGCGGGAGCCCGACCTATCGCGTCGCGATCTCCGTCGGCATGTCGCCCACGTGGGATCTCGGCAACTACGATCCCGAGGCGTTCCACGGGACCGACGACGACGGCTACCCGATCAACCTGCCGAATTCCTGGCACAACTGGTCGAGCCTCGCGATCGATGCCAAGAATCGCATGCTGCTCATCATCCCCGACGAGACGCGCGCCAAGTTCAACCTCTACCGATGCTGGGGAACGCGGCCGTCCGACTGGCGGCTGCTCGGCGGCGGCCCGCTCGTGCGCGCGAGCGACGGTCTCGCGTGGACGAACGCCGGCAGCGAGCTCCCCGGTGCTTCGGTCATGGCCGGAAACAATCTCTACCGCGTCGTGCCGGTGTGGAATCCGAACCTCGCCGGCGATCCGACGGGCAACACGCCCTGGGACGAGCTCTGGCTCTGTGTCGTCGCGAATGCGGGCACCGATGCCGGCGGCCGCACGGGCGGCGGTGGAGGCGGGCCGCGCAGCTTCCCGGTCGACGGCTAGACCGTGAAGCGCACGCTCAAGGTCAACGCGCTGTACCGACACGAGGTCCTCGCTCTCGAGCGCAAAGCGCCCGAGGGCGACGGGCCCGCGCGGTATCGCATGTCGTTCAGCAGCGAGTACCCGGTGCAGCGCTGGTTCGGCACCGAGACGCTCAAGCACACCTCGCACGCGGTCGACTTGTCGCGGGCGAAGCTCGGCATGTCGGTCCGCGATACCCACTACGGCGACGTCGTGGGCATCGCGGACAACCCGGCGGTGGAGGAAGACGGCAAGCTCCGGGGAGACGTCACGTTCTCCTCGAATCCGCGTGCTCAGGAAATCGAGCGCGACGTCGTCGCCGGCATTCGGCGTTTCGTTTCCATCCGCTACATCCCTATCCGCGCGCGCTTGACCGAGAAGGGTTCGGGCGGCGCTGCGGACAAGTACGAGGTCACGCGGTGGCAGCCGATCCACGTGGCCTTCGAGCCCGACCCCGCCGACCCAACGGTCGGGCCGGAACGTTCTGCGAACGACGAAATGTTCGCGGTCGAAATCGAGGGCGGAGACCCCGCTCAGGAGGTGAGGAGCATGCCTTGCGAAAAGTGCAAGCAGACCCACGAAGGGGCCTGCCCCAGCGCGCGCTCGGCGGGTGACGGGTCTCCCGCGACGCCGCCGACCGGAGCTCCGGCTCCTGCCGCGGCCGCGGACCGTTCCGCCAACGGAAACGCAACCGCCACGGCCGTCGTCATCGACGACAAGAGCCGCCGGCGTGAAATCGCCGAGATCGTTCGGCTCTGTCAGGCGCACGGCCAGTCCGAGCGCGCTCCCGACTTCATCGAGCGCGGCCTCGACGCCGGCGCCGTCTCGCTCGAGATCCTGAAGGGTCGCCGGACGGAAGGCGGCGGGGCTCCTCCGTCGGAGCGCAACGACAAGCCGCCGCGGATGCTGGATCTCGGGAAGGACGCCGCGCGGTACTCCTACCGCCGCGCCATCCTCGCGATGGACAGCGGAAGCCTCGACGGACTCGAGAAGGAAGCGCACGACGAGATCGCGAAGAACCTCCCGCAAAGCTACAAGTCGCGTTCCGGCGTGTTCGTGCCGATGGCGCTGCGCCACGAGCGCGACCCGGAGGAGATCCTGCAGCGGGCGATCTCCTCGTACTTCGACCGGCGCGAGCGCGCCCTGGATTCGAAGACGGGCACGGCCGCGGCCGAGCTCGTGTTCGACCAGCCGGGCGGGCTCATCGAGCTCCTCCGTAACAACACGGTCCTGCTCCGCTCGGGAGCGCGTCTGCTCACGGGCCTCACGGCTCCGATCGCCTTCGTGAAGCAGTCGGGCGCGGGCACGGCGTACTGGGTCGGTGAGAACCCGGGCGTGGACGTGACCGAGTCGAACCTCACGACCGGCATCGTCACGCTGGCTCCGAAGACGCTGCAGGCCACGACCGCCTTCTCGCGCCAGCTCCTGCAGCTCTCGAGCGAGGATGCCGAGCGCATGGTCCGCGAGGACATGGCGGCGATCCATGCGATCGCGATCGACAAGGCCGGCTATCACGGCCTGGGTTCGGCCGGTCAGCCGATGGGCATCTACTACGCGCCCGACGTCATCGCGAAGGCGATGGGCGGCGGCGCCGACTGGACGAAGATCGTCGATATGGTCGCGCAGTGCGCGGACAAGAACGCGCTCGACGGGACGCTCGGCTGGGTGGCGCAGACGCTGCTCGCCGGCCGCTACATGACGATCCCGAAGATCGCTTCCGCGGCCGCCGGCTTCCTCTGGGAGGGCACGGTTCAGGAGGGCACGATGGCCGGCTACGTTGCGCGGTCGACGTCGCAGCTCTCCAAGGTCATGAGCGGTTCCGATCCGACCGGCGGCTCGAGCTACGGGCTCGTGTTCGGCAACTGGTCGGACATGATCATCGGCATGTGGGGCGCTCTGGAAATGATCCCGGACCCCTACGCCAAGAAGAAGCAGGGTCTCATCGAGCTCACGACGTTCCAGATGACCGACGTCCTGCTCCGTCACGGCGAGTCGTTCGTGAAGGCGACGGGAGCGACGCTAGCGTAGTCCAATCGGCCGCGGACAAAGGGCGGCGTGCTCGAGGGGCATCGAGTGCGCTCGCCCTCCGCGGTTTCCAAGGAGACCGGACATGGCAGACCGCAAGTACGTGACGGTGATCATCAGCGGGTTCTCTCTCGGCGGCGGCACCGACGTCTATCTCGGCGAGGTGGTCTCGCTGCCAGCGAAGGAAGCCGACGCGAAGATCGCCCAGGAGTTCGTGCGCGAATCGACGCCGGAGGAGGTAGCCGCCTACGTCGCCTCGCGTGACCAGAAGCGCAAGCAGGCCGCTCGCGAGACGTTGAGCGAGGGCGAAGGCGACGACGACCATCCCGAAGCGGGCGAGGGCGATGCTGTCGACCGCGATCCGGCCACGCGCCAGGGCGGACGGCGCAACAAGTAACCCGCGGCCGCGCGCTTTCGCGGCAGGAGGAGTGACCGTGTCTGCTCTGCAGAATTGTCTCACGAAGCCCGAGGTGCTGGAGCTCCTGCCGCCGCTGTCGCGCACGGCAACGGCGGCGACGCCGACGGGCGTCGACTGTCAGAAGTTCGAGGGCGTCGCGATCGTGCTCCTCACGACGACCGCCGGCGGTTCGGGCGCGACGCTGGACGCCAAGGTGCAGGAGTCGGACGACAACTCGACCTACACCGACGTCACGGGCGCCGTGTTCACGCAGGTCGGAAACGCCGCGAGCCTGCAGCTCCTCCGCATCGACATGTCGAAGGCCAAGCGGTATCTCCGCGTGCCGACGACGGTCGGAGGCACGGCCGCCTTCGTATCGGCCGTGGAGCTCATCGGCATCAACAAGTACATCGGCGCGACCGGGTAGCGTCGCGTGGCGAATTTCGGAGCGGCGGACGTGCCGGCGCTCCTGGCGGACTTCGGCGCCCCGATCACGGTGGGCGCCGACACGGTGCTGGGGCTGGTCGACCGTGACGACGTCCCGCAGCTCGGGACCGATGGCATGTCGGCCTTCACCAGCCGCGAGGTGGTAGTCACGATTCAGACGGGAACCCTGCCGGGGCTCGCCGTCGGAGGAGCGATCACGGTGGACGGCTCTGCCCTGAAGGTGTCGGCGGTTCATGCGCTCGACGATGGCGAGCTCACCAAGATCGTCTGCGTGAAGCTGTGACCATTCGCGGGCAGATCGCCCTGGCGATCCTCGCCGCGCTGAACGCGGGCACGCCTCCGGTGCAGACCGAACGCTCCCGCGGTTACGAGATCCCGCCGACCACGCCGCTCGCCATGTCGCTCCGGTTCTACGACGAGAAGATCGAAGTACCGCATGCGCGCAGCCCGGTGCGTAAGCGGACGATGATCTACGCGATCGAATGCCGGGCCGCCGCCGGTGTGACGACTTCGCCGGACGAGGAGCTCGAGCAGCTCCTCGAATGGGTTACTGCAAAGCTGGGCGGTGCGCGTCTCGTGGCGCCGAACGGTGGTGTCTGGCCGGCCGAGGAGGCCGAGATCAAATGGGGCGAGGTGCAAGGCGAGACGCGCTACGGAAAGGCGACCGTCTATCTGCCCGTCACCTACTCAGCGCTGGTCAACGACGCGACTCGCTCCTCGTGAGCGGGCGCTCCGTCTAGGAGGAACAAATGGGACAGAGCACCACCAATGCCGCGAATCTCCTGGTCGGAGCGGGCCGTGCGTTCTTTGCGCGTACCGACGCGACCACGGGAATCGAAACCACGGGGCTGCGCTTTCTCGGCGACTGCTCCGAGCTCCGCATCACGCCGGCCGAGGACGAGGTCCGCGAGCACTATTCGTCGGCCGAGGCGGCGCGCCCGCTCATGAAGCGGGTACCGATTCGGCGCAAGGTCACGTTCAATCTCAAGCTGCACGAGTTCTCGATCGAGAACCTCGCGCTCGCGCTCATGGGTGATCAGTCCGAATACACCCAGGCGAACACGCCCATCGTCGACGAGATCCTGTCGACGGCGCCCATCGTCGGCGCGCACTACGGGCCGACGGCCAAGCGCGCGATCGGAACCATCACGGTCAAGCGCGGCGCCACGACCATTCCCTCGGGCGAGTACGATCTCGTGGACGCCGAGGCCGGCATCATCTTCCTGCACAACGTCGCGGCGACGTTCACCGGCGCGACCGGAAACCTCACCATCTCGTACACGCCGACCGCCATCGTGACCGGCTCCGGCCGCGCTCAGGTCGCCGGCGGCAAGTCGACGACGGTGGAGGGCCGCCTGTTCTATCTCCCCGATCCGACCACGGGCCCCAAGACGGAGATCTCCGTCTGGCACATCTCCATGTCGCCGGAAGGCGATATCGGATTGATCGCCGACGACTTCGGCGAGGTCACGGTCAAGGGCGAGGTCCTCACGGACGCGACCAACCATCCGGCCGCGCCCTACTACCTCGTGACGCAGCGGCCGTAGCGCGATGCGTCGCAGCAGTTCTCCGCCCATCGAGCTCGGCGGCCGCCGCTTCCGCGCCGTCGATATCATGACCGTGGCGCACGACGCATTCTTCATTGCGCGCTGCCGGTTCGCCGGGCTCGACGCGATTCCGATGATCGAAGGGGAGACGGCCGAGCAATACGCGGTGCGTCTCCTCACCACTCTCATGGGCAGCCCGACGGTTCTCGAAATCGTGGGCGCGCTCGTGGTTCCCGAAGCGCTCGAGGACTCCGCGTGGACGCCGCAGATGGCATCCGATACGGCGGCGTTCGTCGGCAGCCTCACGGGCGACGTGGACAAGGCCCAGGTGCGATTCATTCTGCTCTCGGTCCTCGTCCCTTTCTTGCAGCGCGGTCTCGGCTACTTGACGGTTTCACGGGCATCCTCCGGCGCACCAGAGTCATCGGCCAGCCGCCTTCCCGACGTGAACCGCGGGCCCGCGATGTCATCGGGGAATGGGGCGACCTAGTCTGGGCGGTCGCCGATTGCGACTGGCCGCGCGCGCTCGAGATCGCGAGAACGTGGCCGCTGCCGGAGGTGCTCGACGCTTACGCCGAGCGCGTGAAGCAGCGGGACTTGGAGGAATATCGTTTCCGGCTTCTCACGTGGGAGCTCCGCTGGGGTCCTCATGCGAAGCCGCCGAAGCGGGACCCGCCGCCGCTCCCTGAGTCGTTGAGGAAGGCGCGGCCGAGGAGAGACGACCGTGCCGAGTGACGTTCGGATTCGACTGTCTGCCGAGGGCGTCGCCGATGTAGTCGGCGCCCTGAAGAAGCTGCAGACCGAAGCCGCGATCACCGCGCAGAAATCGAAGGCCGGCTTCGCCGGTCTCAATTCCGTTCTAGGACTCAGCCAGGGCCTGCTCGCGAATCTCGGCGTCGCCGTCGGCGTCGGCGCCTTCGTGGCGCTCGCGAATTCAGCCGCCGAATCCGCCCACCAGCTCGAGAACGCCGCCGAGGCCATCGGCACGACGACCGAGCGGCTGGTCGGGCTGCAGACGGCCGCGCAGCTCGGCGGCGTCGACGCTGACCGCCTGACCGAATCTCTCGGCCGCCTCACGAAGAAGGTCGACGATTTCCGCTCGGGGTCCGCCGCGGCATCCGCGCCCTTCAATCGCTTGCGGCTATCGGTTAAGGATTTCGACGGCCTCGACACCGCCCAGCAGTTCGATCTCGTGGCAAAGGCGATTGCCAAGGTGCCCGACGCCGGCCAGCGCGCCGCGCTGACCATCGATATCCTCGGGCGCCGCGGTGCGCGCCTCGTTCCCGTCATGAACCAGCTCGCTCGAGGCGGCGGGCTCGAGGGCACGATCGAGCAGGCGCGGAAGCTCGGCCTCATCCTCAGCGAGCAGATCATCGCGAATGCGGCGCGCGCGGCCGCGGAAATCAAGCTCACGAGCAGCTCCGTCCGCTCCCTCGCGACCGAGTTCATTTCGGGTCTGGCGCCGGCGGCCGACCAGACCTTCCGCATCCTCACGGCCGGCTTCAAGGACGGCCAGCAGGGCGCCAACGCATTCGGCGAAGCGATGGGCGGCATCCTCCGAATCTTAAACTTGGTCCTGTCGCTGGCGCTCGAGCTCGTAGACGTCATCGGCACGCTCGTGACCGAGATCGGTTCGGGTCTCGGCACCGCGATCGGTGCGGTTCTGCTCGTGGTGACCGGCCACGCCGACCGGCTGCCCATCCTCTGGCGGAACATGCTCGACGCCCTGAAGCGGGAGACGGACGACTTCGTGCAGCGCTCGCGCGATCGCATCACGGCGCTGCAGCGTCCGCTCACGCAGGCGACGGTGCCGCCGCCGGCGGGCGCCGGTCCTCCGGTTCCCCCCGATCCGCAGGCGCTGTTCTCGAAGCGGCTCGCCGCGGTGCGCTCGGCCCTCGACGCCGAGCTCAAGATGTTGCAGCTCCAGCTCCGGCTGCAGGCCGCGGCCGAGGAGCGGCGGTTCAAGGAGGGGCTCGATACCGTCGGCCAGTACTACGCCGCGCGCCGGCGCATCATCGAGGACGGCATCGCTGCCGAGATCCGAACCCTCGAATCGCGGCGCAAGGTGGAGTCTGCCAATCCCGACCGCGACGCCCGGCTGACCGCGCTGCGGGAAACCGACGCCGAGATCGCGCGGCTCCGCGCGCAGTCGAAGGGAGACGTCGCCGCGCTCAATGCCGAGGAGATTCAGGCCGAGCGCGCCGTCGCCGAGGAGCGCATCGGCTTCGAGAAGCAGGTCCTCGACGTGCAGGGCCGCACGCACGAGCAGCGGCTCCTCGACATTCAGGAGGAGGTCAACAAGTACGCGCTGCTCCTCGCCAAGGAAAAAGAGAGCGAGGCGTCGACCTTCCGCAAGCTGAATGCGTTTCAGCAGATCCTCATCGCCGGCGCCGCGTTCCAAGACGACGTGCGCGCCTTCCAGGCCGCGGTCGACTCGCTGCAGGGGGCGAAGCAGGGTATCGCCGACGACGTCGCGGCCGCGCGCATCTCCGAGGAGGAGGGGCTGCGCCGCACGCTGGCGCTCGAGCACGCGCGCCTGCCGGATCTCGAGCGGCTCGCCGAGCTCGCTAAGGAATCCGCGGCCGCTACCGGCGACCCCGAGAAAATCGCGCAGGCCAATTCCTTCGCCGAGGCGATCCGCAACATCGGGCATGCCGCCGACGAGGCGACGCGCCTCATGGTGAACATGCACAAGGAGGTCGGGGACATTCTCCTGCCGGCGCTCACCGACTTCTTCTCGATCACGAACCAGGGATTCGGGAACCTCAAGGACAAGGCCCTGGCCGCGATCGGCGCCATCGTGATCGCCCTGCAGCAATTGTTCGCTCGGCTCCTCGCGCTCCAGATCCTGAAGGCGATTGGTTTCAGCTTCCCTGCCGGCGCGACCGGCGGGCTGGTCTCCGGCGGCCAGATCCAGGCCCGGGCCCGCGGCGGTCTCGTGCGGCGCCTCGAGGAGCTCCCGCTGGCCCGTGCGCGGGGCGGAGTCGTCCGCTGGGTCGACGCCCAGCCGGCGGCGCGCCGGGCCTCTGGCGGGCTCCTACGGGGCCCTGGAAGCGGAACCAGCGATTCGATCCTAGCCCGGCTTTCCGATCACGAGTACGTTGTCCGCGCGGCCGTTGTCCGGCAGCCCGGGGCGCTCCAATTCCTCGAGGCGTTCAATGCCGGCGCCATCGATCCTCGCGACGTCGCTCAGGCCGGCGCCAGGGCCCCAAGGTTCGCCGAGGGCGGGCTCGCCCAGGCGCCCGCGGCTTCCGACGTCAAGCTGGGGGGAAAGGTCACCATCGGGCTGGAGGACGGTCTCGTGGCCCGGGCGATAGGAACGCGGGCCGGCACGGCGGCGCTCCTCGAGGTGCTGTCCAAGAACCGGAGCGCGGTCTCGCACGCGCTGGGGAGGCAGGGCTGATGTTCGAGATCGGGACGGCGACCGATTACCTCGACTTGCTCGCGAAGCTGGACACGTTCCTGACCGCGACCGGGGCGGCGTGGGCGCTCTCCTACGCGGGCACCGGGAATGGGACGCTCACCGCGTACAAGGGCGGCGCTTCCTCGATCGCTGAAACCTTCGTAATCACGGCGACCGATGCGACCCACTTCTCCGTCGTGGGCTCGACGTCGGGCTCGCTCGGAACCGCGACCGCCGGCGTGACGTTCTCCCATGCGAAGCTCACTTTCCTCATCACCGTCGGCGGCACGGCCTTCGTCGCCGGCGACGCCTTCTCGCTGTCGACCGCTCCTCCCTGGACGCGCAAGCGCGGCGCGCCGAGCGCGAGCTCGACGCAGTGGCGGGTCAACATCATCGCAACCGCCGGCGGCCTCGTGCCCAGGCTCGCGCGCGTGGAAATGTTCGACACGCTCGGCGGCGCCGATCAGGTCACGGGCGGAACCGCCACGGCGAGCTCGAGCAATGCGTCGCATCTCCCGGCCGACGCGGCCGACGTCAACAGCGCGACCTACTGGGAGTGCGGAACCCCGAGCGGATGGTGGCAGTACACGTTCGGCTCGGCGAAGGCGATCAAGGAGATCGCAATCACCTACCCGACCGGGCAGGCGAACGATAACAACGGTCCGGCCGACTTCCGCGTCGAGTACTTCGATGGCACGAGCTGGGTCCCGGCGGGAAGCTGGCGCAACGACACGGGCTGGGTCTCGACCGAGCGGCGCGTCTACCGCCTCGCGTCCTACATTTGGCAGGCGCCGGGCAACGGCGGCACCGAGCAGATCCTCGTGGGCGTCTCGCCCTTCCAGAACGCGGCGACCGGCTTCTATAACTGGCGGCTGAACGGCTACACCGCCTACGACGCCGCGGCCGACTGGTTCTCGCAGCCGGGCGCGATCGCCACGGCCAGCCCGTATGGTCCGATCATTCCGCTGTCGAACGGCTCGCTCGGCTACTGGTTCGTCTCGAATGGGCGGCGCGTCGTCGGCGTCGTCAAATCGAGCTCGACCTACGGCGCCTTCTACCTCGGATTGATTCAGCCCTACGCGAGCCCGGGGCAATGGCCCCTGCCGCTGTTCGTCGGCGGCGCTCTGTGGTGGGACGTCGAGCCGGCGTTCACCGACGTGCGCTGGACCGTCGGCAACGCGCACACGCGACATACTTGTTTCCCTCTGCCGTTCTCGCCGCTCCTCAACACGGCCGCGCTCATCGCCGTCTGCGGCAGCGCTCGGCTCCGCAAGCCCGACGGGACGTGGCGCGGGTTCATGGCTCGTAGCGACTTCTACGATCCCAAGGAGGACGCGAACGTGCTGGGGCGTGTCTGGCCCTACGGCTACGACTTCTCGAATCTAAAGCCGGATCTCGACGGGCTCTATCCCGTCTACCCCGTCATCTACCACGAGGTCAACGCGACCGGCGGCGACAACTGGTTCGGTCAGCCCGACGGCGTGTTCGCCGTCTCCGGCTCCGGGCTCTCCGCGGAGGCAACCCTGGACGAAAGATTGCAGGCCGCGACCGCGACGCCGAAGCGTACATACGTCGCCTTCCCTGATACGACGCGCGCGACCGCCGGCGACTTCTTCGCCATGCTCCTCGACTGATGGTTCCCATCCGCAAAATCGCGCGCGGCGTGCCCGGCGAGGAGCTCGGCGGAATCCCGCGCCAGATCCCGCGGCTCTCCGCGAGGCGCGGTCAGTCGAAATGGACGGCCGAGACCGTGGCTCCCATGCACGCCGAGTACGTCGCCTCCGGCATCGCCGCGGCGTCGGCGAAGACGGGGCTCTCGGATGCCCGGCTCTACCAGCTCTTTGACAAGTTCGATCTCCCACGCGGCTTCAGGAAGAAGAAGCAAGCGGCGGACGAGTCGCCGAACAGCCGCCCCGTCGGCACCGCTAAGGTTCATGCAGAGCCCAGAGAGGCGGCGACTCGTTCCCGAGCTGTTCCTGTTCACGCCGGCGGCGCTGTTGCCGATGCGCGGCTCGCGACGGTGACGATGCCGTGCCCGGCGTGCGGCCTCGAGCTCGACCACATGATTCTCTTGCGGGCCCGGAGGTAACGATGGCGGCGGCGTATCAGTCGGGCACGGCGAGCGATCCTACCGATCTCCAGAACAAGATCGCGACCTTCCTCACCGGCCAGGGCTGGACGATTGATTCCAACATCGCCGACGGTGCGGGCAAGCGCCTGCACGCCCACAAGGGTTCGGACTACGTCAACATGCGCTCGGCCATCAACGAGGCCGTCTGGCCGAACCTCGCCGGGTCCGCAGGCTACGGCGTGAATCTCTACATGGGCACCGGCTACAACGGCGCGAATGCTTGGTCGCTGCAGGCCGGCGGCCCGGTCAAGTCGGGCGGCAGCGATACCGTGGGCTCGTGCATGGAGCTCGGGTCCGGCGCCATCTCCGCGTACCACTTTTTCGACGACGGTTCGGACAACATCGTGGTCGTGGTCGAGCGCTCCGGCGGGATCTTCACGCACATCGGGTTCGGCCGGACCTTCGGCAAGTCAGGAACGTGGACGGGCGGCGCCTACTTCTTCGGAGCGAAGGCCGGAAAGTATCTCCCGCAGACCGGCATCATGGGCGATTCGGGGAACAGCGCCGCGGCGCCCTTGTCGATCTCTCAACCCTACGGAACCAACTCGAGCTCGCAGCGCGGCTTCGCCGCTTTCGTGCGCGTCGACGTCGACAGCTTCACCGGTAAATGGGTTGGGTTCTCCTCGAGCGACACGACGGCGCCGAACGACGGCTACACCGGAAAGCTCGGCCACTCCGGGGCCGATTACAACACGCTGCAGGAGAACGTTCCCGTGGGGCTGCCCACGCTCGCGCGCCTCGTGCTCCACCTCGTAAGCGCGTTCAACAATCAGGCGGTGCTCCTGCCCATCCGCGGCTATGTGCAGCGCGACGCCGGCGGCTGGTCTCACATCGGCCAGCTCCCGAACGTCTTTTACTGTGGCGCGGTCGAGCAGGGCGGCTACGCGGCGGCCTCGATCTACACGGTGAACGGGAAAAACTTCCTACTGTTCCCTCACTTCGCCGTCCGAAAGTTCGCCTAGCGCGATGGCCGACTCGCGCCGGCTATCAATGGTCGAGGAGGTCCTGCACCACGCCTCCGTCCCTGGCATCGATGGCTTCACCACCTACGTCGAGCGCGGCGTAACCGATCCCTTCGGGCTGCGCGATCTCCCCGCGGTCTCTGGGCTGCCCGACGTCATCGATCAGGTGGTGGGCGCGCGCCGGGTCCGCATGTACGACCAGATCATCTTCGGCATCATCCTCGTGATCCCTCGCGTTAAGGATCTCGGCGCCGTCATCTCGGCGACGTCCTACCAAGTCGAAATCTGGAACGCCGACGACGTCGCCCACCTCGGGCAGTCGGTCGCGATCGCCGGGTCCTCGGGCGTGACGCTCTCTGGCGGCCCGACGCTCCCGGCATCCTGGCCGCCGTTCAGCTCCTACTTCGTGACGGTGAACGTCGACGGCCAGGGCGACGCCATCATCGACACGCTCATCACTTGGCTGTTCCCCGGCTTCACCGGCACCGATCACCACGTTCTCGGCTTCCGGCTCACCATCCTCACGACCGATCCCGACTGGGACGCCGAGCCCTTCACCGAAGCCTACGGATACGCGACAAACGTGATGCAGTCGCGCAACATGACCGAGCAGCGCATCGTGCTGGAGTCGAAGGGCCGGCGGGAAATCTCCTACATCGCTTTCGCGCCCGATCCCGCGGCCGCCGGCGAGCTCATCACTCGCCTATTCAACGGCGGGCGGTTCCTGTTCGGCGTGCCCTACTGGCCGGACGCGACGCCGCTCGGCGCGTCGCTCATCGGCGGCGAGACGACGATCGTGGTCGACACCACGGGCCGCATCTTCCAGGCCGGCGGTCTCGTGGCGCTGCGCCGGAGCGCGCGCGTCTATCAAACGCTCACGGTGCTCAGTCTCACCAGCTCGACCATCACGTTCACCGGGCCCGTCGCCGGCGCGTGGCCGGCCGCTGACACGCTCGTGATCCCTGTCCTCTCCGCGCGCCTCACCGACGCGGCCGAGCTCGAGCACCAGAAGCCGGGCATCGCCCAGGTCCGGGCGTCCTTCCTGACCCAGCCGTGAGCACCTATCTCGGCTTCGACGTGCTCGACCAGCGGGCCCACAACATGCGGGAGGCGATCGCCCAGGCTTTCGATCGCACGGGCGAGCTGCTCGGCAGCAACGTCGGCCGCTCCTACTGGGACGACTTCGCCGCGCAGCCCGTGCCCATCCGGTCCTTCGAATGGTTCGCCTCGACGCGCCCGGAGATCGCCACGCTGCGCGCCTTCCTCGACGCGCGCCTCGGGCGGCAGATCCCGTTCTGGACCCCTACATACGTCCGCGAGCTCATCATGACGCTCGACGCCGATTCGGCTCAGTCGTCGATACGCGTCACGAAGGTCGGCTACGGCCAGTCGCTGTTCGCCGTGACCGCTCGGAAATATCTCGCCCTGGTCTCGGCCGACGGGTCCTTCCTCCGGCGAAAGGTGACGCTCGTGACCGACAACGGCGACGGCACCGAGACGCTCTCCCTCGACGCCGGCCTCGGGATAAACCTCGTGGCCGACCGCACGCTGGTTTCCTTCCTCGTGCTCTGTCGCCTCGAGAACGACCGGACGTCCATCCGCTGGTACAAGCCGGGCATGGCGGAAGCCTCGATTCAATTCCGCGAGGTCCCGCTCGAGGTGCCGGCGTGAGCATTGTCTACCAGGGGCGCATGACCGGCCGGCGCTACGTCCTGGCCGCTCCCGCGAAGGTGGGCGACCAGCTCCCCTGCCCTTGCGGCGATTGTGCAAACCCGATGACGTGCCGATCCTGCGGCATCGCGGTCCGCGTCGTGACCGCGAAGGACGAGCTCATTCAGGTGCGCTGCAGCGGCTGCGGGAACACGGCGACGCTCTATCGCGTGCCCGAGGTGCCGGCGTGACGTATAACGCCCAGGAAATCTCTCAGCGCTCCGGCGCGCCGATCGAGCTCTATCGCTTCGCGATGGGCTCCGTCCGCGTGTTCACGATCACGAGCTCGGATGCCGCCGTCATCTATCTGTCGGAGACCTACGTTCCCGACGCGGTCTCGCGCGGGGCCTTCGCCAACACGGGCGAGGACGAGCAGGGCTCGCTCGTGGTGAAGCTGCCGCGCACCAGCCCCGTGGCGCAGTTCTTTATCGGCTACTCCCCGGAACCGCCGATGACGCTCACGCTGTACCGGAAGCACCGCTCGGACCCCGAGGCGGTGCGTCTCTCGTTCACCGTGGGCAGCGCGATCTTCAAAGGCGGCGAGGTGCAGCTCACTTGCCTGCCCGTGTTCGAGGCGCTTCGTAACTATCTTCCCAGGAACACTTGCCAGCCGCAGTGCAATTGGGCTCTGTACTCTGCCGAGTGCGGCGTCACCACCAGCGCGTTCACCGTGACTGGCGCCGTGAACCTCGTCTCTGCCGATACCGTGCAGGTGACCGCGTTCAGCTCGAAGCCCTCGGGCTGGCTCAACAACGGCTGGATCGAGCGCGCCTCGGGTGAGCGCCGCTTCGTGCTGGCTCATGCCGGTGCAATCGTGACGCTGCTCAGCCCCTTCATTGATCTCGCCGTGGGCGAGGTGGTGACCGGCTTCGCCGGCTGCGATCGCACCGAGTCGGATTGCCTCAACAAGTTCAACAACGCCGAGCGCTTTCTCGGCTGGCCGCGCGTGCCCACGAAAAACCCATTCGAGACGGGGCTCGCCTAATGTTCTGGTTCACGCTGTTCCTGTTTATCGGGTTCACGGTGCTCGGCGAGCTCCTGCGGCCGCGGCCGAAGATCGACACGCCCAAGCCTTCGGCCCTCGGCGACTTCACCATCCCGACGGCCGACGCCTCGCGCGCCGTCCCTGTCATCTTCGGCACGGTGCTCACGCGCGGCCCGAATTGCGTATGGTACGGCGATCTCCACGTGGTCCCGATCAAAAAGAAAATCTCGACCGGCCTGTTCACGAGCACGACCATCACGACCGGCTACCGCTACTTCCTGGGAATGGATCTCGTGCTCTGCCACGGGACGGTCGACGTGTTCCGAGGCATCCGCTTCGAGGACAAGGTGCCGATCACCACGACGGCGCCCGTGGGCGATCACTTGCAGATCGATCTCGACGCCGGCGCCGTCATCCACTTCTTCTTCACCAGCTACCCGAATCGTTATTTGTTCGGCGGCGACGACCAGGGCGGCGGCGTCGGCGGGAAGGTTGATTTCTACTACGGTCTCGGCGCGCAAACGCGGAACGATTACCTCGCCGCGGCGACCGGCTACGCGAACATCTCCGGCTATCCGACCGTCTCGCACGCGGTGTTCCGCGGCATCTACTGGGGCACCAGCGCCTACATCAAGTACCCGGCCTTCGAGCTCTCGCGCTATCCGAACACGCTGGGGCTCCTCAGCGGTCACCACATCATCTCGACCTACGACTGCAATCCGGCCTGCGCGCTCTACGAGATCCTCACCGATCCCGTCTGGGGTCTCGGCATCGCGACCGGCGCGATCGATCTCGCCAGCTTCCAGGCCGCCGGCGAGACGCTGTTCGGCGAGGATCTCGGGCTCTCGTTCCAGCTCGACTCGCCCGCGGCCGCGCGCGATCAGGTCTCCGAGCTCCTGCGGCACATCGACGGCGTGATGTTCACCGACCCCTATTCGGGAAAGCTCACGCTCACGCTGGCGCGCAAGGACTACACCGTCGGGCTGCTCCCCGTGTTCGACAAGACGAACGTGGACGACGTGGAGCTCTCGAGGCCCTCGTGGTCCGAGCTCACGAACGACATTCGAATCGCCTTCCTCTCGCGCCTCAATAACTACACACAGGTCCCCGCGCAGTGGCAAAACCTCGCCGGCATCCAGATCCGCGGGCGCCGCTACACCGAGACGATCGACTTCCTCATGGTGAGTCGCGCCTCTGTCGCAAATGCTCTTGTGGCGCGCGTGGGGAAGACCCTCACCTATCCTCTGGCTCGCGTGCGCGTGACGGCGAACCGCTCGGCATGGCAGATGAAGCCGGGCAGCGTGTTCGTCCTTAACTGGGCGCCTCTCAACATCGCCGGCATGGTGCTCCGCGTCATCAACCCGGACTACGGGGATCTCGAGGACGGGACCATTTCGCTCGAATGCGTGGAGGACATCTTCTCCGTCGCCTCGACCGCCTATTCTCCTCCTGGCACCTCCGGCTGGGTTGACCCCGTGGGCGCGCCGGCCGCGCCGACCGCCCAGACGCTCCTCGAGGGCCCGTTCCATCTCATCGGCTCTGCCGATCGCCACGTTCTCACGGCCGCGGTCCGCTCCTCGGGCGCCGATCTCGGCTACGACATTTTCAGCGACCGCACGGGCGGCACCGCCTACGAGCGCACGAACGTCGCGCAGGGCTTCACGCCCTCGGGGCGGCTGGCTGGCTTCTACGCGGCCTCGACGTCGGCCCTCGACGCGGCTGGCTTCGTCCTGAATACCACCGTGGATCTCCTATCCCTCGACGCGCTCACGACCGACGAGCTCTACGCCGGCGTGCAGCTCTGTCTCATCGATTCCGAGATCCTGGCCGTGCAAACGCCCACGGATAACGGCGACGGGACATGGACCTTCACCAATGTTCTGCGCGGCGTCCTCGACACGGTTCCTGCGGCGCACAGCGCCGGCGCCCGCGTCTGGTTCCTGCTCCCCGGCGGCTGCGCCGTCGTCGAGCCGGCGAACCCGTATCCGGCCGACGGCAACGTCCGCGTGAAGCTCTGCCCTTTCAATAACCGCGGCGTGCTGGATCTGTCGGCCGCGTCCGCTATCCTGATCGCAACGGCGAGCCGCGCGCAGAAACCGTATCCGCCGGGCAACGTGAAGCTGAACGGCACGCCCTGGCCGACGACGATCGCCGGCGGCTTCGATCTCGTGGTGACGTGGGCGCACCGGCATCGCGTGCAGCAGTTTGTCGACTTGAAGGTGGTAGCTCAGGATGCGGGAAACTACGTCGCGACCCCCGAGGGGGACTACACGGTGGAGATCCGCGTCGGCGGTGTTCTGAAGCGCACGGCGTCCGCGATCGCCGGCACGACCTATACTTGGCTCGCTGCCGATCAAGCGACCGACGGCGCCGTGTTCGGCGCGGCGATCTCAATCCGCGTCATTCCCAAGAACGGCGCGCTCGTGGGCACCTACCAGGAGCGCCTGTTCAGCATCTCCTAGACGGAGGCAGCCATGAACGTCGTGCATCCTCTCATTCAGTGCGTCATCGTCGCCGTCGTCGGCGGCGTCGCATGGGCGATCACCGAAGCCGTAGCTCCTCCCGGCGCCCAGCGCCCCATCCGCATCATGATCATCGGGCTCTGCGGCGTCGCGATCCTGCTCATCCT